AGCATTTCAAAGCTGATTTCGCTCAAGCCGGGTACTTTCAGCAAATTGATTTCACCGTCATTGATGAGCGTAAGTGTTTTGTTGTTTCCTGAGATTTTTAAATCGATTTTTTCGGGTGGTACGGGCAGTTCCGTATCGCCCAAATATACATGATAAGCCACTAATGAACCCCCTCTGCCGTTGATACCATGACTTCATGCAATTTGGCTTCCAAATGATTTACAATGCCGTCAAGGTCCATGTTTGAACTGATGCTGTTGTTGTTTGTCATATCGATTTTGATTTGTGAGGTAGTAAATCTGTTAATGACTTCCTGCTCTGCCAAATCCCGCATGTATTTTAAATCTTCCTGGGTAATTTCCAAACCATCCGCAATGCCTGCCGTGCTGTCGGCTATGCTGCCCGTATTTGCCGCAATACCGCCCAAATCACTGCTGTAAGGCGACGTTTGCTGATTTTGATTCAATAAATCTTGAAACGGATTTTCTACCGTTTTTTCCGATTCTGCTTTGGCAGCCGCTATCGCGTTCTCCCGTTCTTGCTGTCTTGCCGCGGCCTCGGACTTCCAAGTGTCAATTTGATTCCATCTTCCTTGAGATTCACTTTTCAGTTTTGCATCATATTCTGCAAAATTTGCTTCTCTTGCTTGTTTTTCCGCCTCAAAATTAGCACGTTCCATGGTACCAAAGGTAACATGTTGAATTGGTTCCACATGTACACCGGCCCATCCAAAACACGTATTCAGCAGACCAATAAACCAGTTGATAATATCTATGGCGCCATTACACATGGACTCCAGAATTTCCAATGCAATTACTTTCATTTCACCCAGAATATTTTGCACTTGCATACCTAACCACATGGTATTTTTGACAAGATTGTTCCAGCAATCAATAATATAGTACACACCGGTCATCACACCAATTTTTACAGCGTCCCAGGCAATTTGAATCCAGTTGCACATGGTAAGCCATGCAGCTGTTAATCCACCGCACCATTGAACAAAAATGACGATTGCAGCAACTATCACGCCAATTGCGATACAAAGCCATGTGAGCGGACTGGAAAGCAGCGCTAAATTTAATAACCATTGTGCAACTGTCCATGCAGCTACCGCAGCAACAATCCCCCATATAATCGGTTCAATAATTCCCCAGTTTGCCGCAACAAAGTTTGATATTGTGACAATCCAACTAAAAACAGTCATTGCAACCATTGCAAGACCTTGGAGAAATAAAATAGCATTACTCAAAAATGTTTGAAATTCAGGACTGTTTGCCATTGCACCCAAACGCTCCAAAACAGGCTGAAATACTTCACTTGCATTATTTTTAAAAACATTCCAAATTTGTGAAAATGTTATGGGCATGGTATTAAACGTTTCATTGATTGCCCCGGCGCTGTTTAACATTGCATTTTTGATGGTCTCTGCCGTGATTTGTCCATTCATTCCCATTTCTCTTAATTTTGTTATTGGCACATCCAGATAATCGGCAAGAGGTTGAATCATGGAAGGAACTTGTCCCAGTATTTCCGTAAAGCCGGTGCCGCTTAAAGTGCCTGAACTCATAGCCTGTGTGATTTGTGTCATAACGGAATCCATGCCTTGGGTGCCTGTGCCCGAAATAGCAAACTGTTTATTAAGCAGTTCTGTAAATTGTATTAATTCATCATTGCTGCTAAATTTGTCTCCTGCCATAAAACTCATTTGGGTAATCGCATTGGCAGTTTTCTGATACGAGGCACGGGCACGGTTGGCCGAATCCATAATTTTCTTTTGCAGCTCATCTGTGGCCTGCATACCGTCATTCATGAAATCAAGACGCGCTTTTGTATTGGTAATGGTATCTGATAAATTCAATACTTTTTTCAAATTTTGTAAATTGGCAATTGAAGATACCATACTTTGTATTTTTCCTTGAAACGCAGATGCCGCACTGCTTCCGTTATTGAGTTGAGCCGTAAACTTTTGCTGGCTGTTTGCTGCTTGTGTAATACTGTTTTTCGTTTTGTTCATTGCCGCAGACATCTGATTCATTTGTCCTGTTGCCTTCTGTATCGCGGCGGTATTCACTGCTTTGCTTGAAATTTTCTGCATGCGTTCAAACCCTGCGATGACATTTTCAATTGCCTTTTGCATATTGCGCAAAGGCTTTGTGACATTGTCTTTTAATTCTATGGATGTTTGTATTGTCTCTATGGTGATACCTCCTTTCTGAAAAAAGGGTATAAAAAAACACTGCACACTTGTGTGCAATGCTTTTTGTTTGATTTAAATAGGTAAATTGTCTTTTGCATATAAAACATATATCAAGCAGTCTTTCAATTTTATCAATAAAAAGACCGTGTTTATTCGGAATACATTCTAAAAACTACTGAAAATAATTTAAGTTATATGTAATCCATACCATATCGTAAGTTTGTACTGATGAATCCATTATTAAAACATAAAATTCAGCAATTTTATCTGATACCATGTGATATTTAAGAACAAAACCTGTATCTGTAACTGTTGTCATAGAGTTTGAAGGTGTTATACCAAACATAGATAATATCGAGGCTTTATCAGTATAATGAAAAGAGTCAGCATTGCGATCATTGCATTTATCAGAATTTACAGATAAACGAACTACTGAATTATCTATTACCATAAATTCAAAACGATTATTTTGATAGTAATACACAGTCGCCGGATATGTTGTAGTACCGTTTGACTGGTTCAAATATTCCGTTTTTTCCGGCTGCCCCATAATTTCGATTAATTGTTCCGAAGTAATTCTGCTGAATTGATTTGCATCAATGATTAGCTCCGTTTCCGTTTGATTTCCTGATACTTGATTATTTCCGGAAGAACGACTATTATATACGCACACATTAATAATGACAATAAGCGCGATAATTGAAACTAAAATACCAACAACCACCCACAATATAATTTTTCCCACTTTTCTCTTTTTTTTCATAACTATTTCTCCTTATATTACGATGTTTTACATTATATAATATATTGGAGAAAATAGCAATTATTTCCTGATTCTTTCACACATCTTCCTTATTTATCCGACTCTATCCTCATGCAAACACCGAAAATCATAAACATTGTTTTCTGTCTATCAGATACCACATGCTGCAATCATATGAAATGGAATTTGATAAATTTTTAAAAAGACAGAACAAAAGCGTTTACATTTCTGTAAACGCTTTTTTAGAAAAAAGTTTTTTATAAACACAGTTTCTGCTGTGTATCAAGCCTGCATATGCAAATAAGTTTGCTCAAACCATATGGTACAAACAGACCTATTTTATTCGGAAACAGAAATATTTGCTTTCAATGTTCCGTCTACGAGTTTAATGGAATTAGGCTGCACCGCTTTCATTTCCGCCGAAACTTGAATTGGCATTGTGGTATCGTCCAGCGTAAACGCTTCTTCCACTTCAATAGAAGCGCCCGGCTGGATTGTTTTCGTCTCATTTTCCATTAGTTTTCCATTTTCTGCCCCGAAAATATGAACACCTTTCAGCGAAACTCCATTTTGAAATACCTCTAAACGGGTTACACTGCCCGGCGTAATATTTTCATCACTGTTATTTGTAATGGTGTACTTTACAATTAAAGCAGTACCATCTGTAATTTCTTCGGTTCTTGCCGTATCACTGATTTCAAAATGATACGGTCCGATATCTCCTTTATTTTGTACCGCCGCAGTGCTTGTTGCCGCGGAACCGCTTCCTTCTGTAGAGGAACTGCTTCCGCAGCCCACCAAAGCGGCAGATACCACAGCACAAGCCGCTAACACGAAACATACTTTTTTCATAACTATTTTCTCCTCTATATTATGATAATTTACATTATATAATATATTGGAGAAAATAGCAATTATTTCCTGATTCTTTCACAAATTTCTCAAAGACGGAATAAAAAATACCAACTATCAAAAAGACAGTCGGTATCTGAAAGAAAGCTATCTTAATGGGAATTCAATCGAGCTTTCTTCTTCAAATTCGCTTTTAAAATTGATTTTCAGTGTAAGACTTTTGTCTGAATCTGCAACTTCATTGGGAACTTCAAATAATAAATAGCCGCTTTTAGACTCCAACGGCTGTACCGGCATACCTGACAAGTTATTATCAAATCCTGTCAAGCCCGCAATATCCGTATAGGTATAAGAACCGTCATATACGATAGCAGCTTCTATGTATTCCAAAGAAGATGCATCGGATAAGAACAGACCTACTTTTGAGTCTAAATTTTTAATATCTGTATCGATAATGACGAAAGTATTTCCATCCTTGGCTTTTTTCGGAGTATTTCCTTCTTGAAATGCAGTTTCAAATCGTATAGATTTTGGCTGAATTTCCCAATCTTTAAATGTTTGCATCTCTACATTTACATTTTGTTTTGATTCAGCCTCTGCATCGCTGCTCACCGCCGCAGTGCTTGTTGCTGCAGAACCGGTGCTTTCTGTCGATGAACTGCTTCCGCAGCCCACCAAAACGGCAGATACCACAGCACAAGCCGCTAACACGAAACATACTTTTTTCATAACTTTTCTCCCCTTTATTATGATACATCATACCATATCACATATCGGGGAGAACGTTATCAATTCGTGCTTTACTTTCACACACTTTATTTGGTTTTGATTCCATGACCAAGCAGGAGCAAACGGTTCTGTTGGAACAATCGTTTACCAAACAAAGTGTCCTCCACTGTAAACTCGCTTGCATATCACAACGAGGCACGTCATATGAGCCTCTCAATCATCGGCTTGCGCAGACAGTAAGCTGCCCGAATATTGCAGGGAAACGTTTCCTCATCCATTGGAGTAAATGCAATTATTTGCTTTTGGATTTCATACGCCTTGCATCTTTTTTATCCTGTTCTATCTTTAATTGGATGCTGGCAATCACAAATGCCTTTTCCTGTCTGTCCAGCGCCATGTACTGCGACGGCAGAATTCTGAGCTTGTGTAAACAGTAATACGCAACATTCGCCTCAGAGTCACCGTCGCAAATCAGTTTTTTGCTTCTTCCACCAATTCATCCATTGTGGTTTCAAAGCCGTTTACTTCCTGTACTTTGGTTAGGTAGTTGTTGTATTCGCCAATGTTCAAAATTTCTTTTAACAATGCGTCTTCTCCCATTACGCCGTAGCTGTTTTGCAGCTCTGCGTCAGCCAAGTCCGGGTATACGGTACATGCGGCTGCCAATTTGCCTAAATATAAGTACATATCCAATTCCGGGGTAAAGGAATTCTTTTTGCCCGGAACCGGTATCTGTTTGGTACAAGCTTTTTTCAAAGCGTCGTCTTTTCCCGGTGAAATGGCTCTGATTTCCCATTCCACAGGCGTTCCGTTTTCCATAATGCGTTTGGAAGCTACGTATTTCACATTCTCTGTTTTCTGCACGTTTTGTGCCAAAAATGCCGCTAAATTTTTTGCCATGCTCTGTCAACCAACCTTTCTATTGTTCCATGCCTTGCAACAACTTAAATTGTTCCGGAATTTCAAAATCTTCAAAAGTGAAGTCCATATCTTCGTCCAAGTATTCCGCGTCCGCATCGAATTTTGCAAGGATGCCGCCGTCTACGTTGCAATCCTTCAAAATGACGGTTTGTCTGCCTACCGAACTGGTTGGGTCTTCATTTGTCACCTGAATATCAAAATAAACATCCTGACCCGTTTCTTTGTAACGGTACATCAACATGCGAAACACGCTGGTGTTGTAATGGAATGTTGCCGACCCGGTACCTGTCCAGCTGGTGGCTTTGTTGCCCTTGCCTGTTTTGCCCAAAATCGGAACTTCTGTTTTGTTCTTTTCAAAATTCGCCTCAAGATTAATCGCCTGCATCAGATTATAACGTTTATCCTCAATGGTAACATAACATTCCGCCAATGAGGCGCTTACGGTGTCTTTTGCGTGCATTACGCTTCTTGCCATTGTTTTTGTCTCCCTTCTAGTTTACGGTTACTGTCATGTACAAATGTGTCATAGCGTCCATTGGTTTTACGGTATCCGTTACCACAATGGACTGTCTGCTGTCACCTTGTGCCACCACAATATTGGCAGTATCAAATGTATCAATCGCCTGCATACGCTCCAACTCTTTGTGATGATCCACAAGAGCGTTCCAGAAGCCGGTACGGCCGCTTTCATTGTTTGGAATTTTTCCCAAAAAGCGGTTGTTGAAAATCATAGCGGTGTCAATTGCAATTTGGTCCAACACGCGAATGACTTGATTGCGTGAAAAATCTTTGCCTTTTTCTTCGGTCACGGTCAAAAGGGTATTGATATCATCCAATACTCTGATGCCGTTGCCTACGCGATGCAATACATATTTGCCGTTTTGCAGCGCAGAAGCCAACTGAACTTGTGTATAGTCGGTTTTTACGCTGTATTCGCCGTCATACACTTCATTGGTTGTGGATTTATTCACAGCACAGCCTGCCTGTAAGCCGGCTACCCAGTACACCAAGTCGGATACTTGTGCGTCCGAATCCGCAACTTCATTTTCCACGCTGATAATGCCTTCATAATCGGCATCGCTTTTTTGATGCAATACGGTTTGGAATTTCACACCCACTTCATCGCGAAGTCTCTTTGTAAATGCTGTAAACAATCCTTTGATTTCCGATGTTGTGGAAGTACAAGCAAGTACGTTAAAGCTGAAGGACTCGATTTTGTCCAAGAAAGCCTGATATTCGGTACCTGTCACTTCATCGCCGTTGGTACCGCCTGTCATAGGTGTACCCGCATCTTCTTCCAACGTAAGGCCGGGAGAGAATTTGACAAAATCATTGTCTTTGAGTTCTGATTTTGTAATTGCAATTTGCTCATCAACGGTTACGTTGTCAAAAGTGGTAGTCACATCAAATTTGGAAGGTTCGTCCACATTTGCGGCAACGGAAATTCTGATTTTGTTACCCAAAGCGCCTGTATAAACAGCGGAACCGTATTTGTTGGTAGCTGCCACGCCTTTGTTCAGTTTATAAAAATAAGCGGATTTGGCATGTAAGAACAAATCTCTGATGCCTTTTAGTTTTGCATGATTGTACGGATAACCAAATAGTTTTAAAGATTCATTTTGCAGCATTTGCGCTGTTACTTCAAATACCTGGTTATCAGGACCCCATTCCAAATTCAGGGGCATAGCCACAACGCCTCTGTCGCTGACAGCAGAGCTGACGGACGCAGCGCTGATAAAATTGATATATGTTCCCGGGAGCACCTTATTTTGAGATGCCCAATTTCCTCCACCAAGTGCCATTATTTCACCTTACCTCTCAAAAATTGAATGATTAATTTATCTGTATCTTCGGTTGTGTAGACGCTGTAGTCGTCCAGCATAACGCTCAAGATATCCACAGTATCTCTGTATCGTTTTGATTTTAACAGCTGTTCTTTTGTATAGCGAACAGGCTCTTTATTGACGGTTTCTTTTTTGGTTCTCACTGCTGCCATCTGTATTCTCCAATCCTTGTTCTATTTTTACGTCTGACATCGCATGTTCGTCGGCTGCGGCATCCTGCGTCACAAAATTGTAATTGATGAGACAATGCAGCACGCCGTTTTCCTTTTTTGTGTGAAAATCGCTTCCAAGAAAGCGGTTGTCTTGAGCAGATGTAATCATGCGCAAACAATCACACAGCCGGATTAATACCTCACACATATCCTGCTGGGTTCCCGCTTTGCTGAAATACTGAATGTCAAAGGCGCATACATTGGTGCGTCTTGAACCCAAATACGGAACAACGGAAAAAGTCAAATGTTCAATCAAAAAGCAAGGCTTGGCCTGCTCTTGCTCGGGCATATCCGTATATACGGTGTATTCCTGACCGAATTCATCGGATACTGCAGTGGAAATTGCTTGTAACAGTTCATTTATCATACGTGAAAGATATCCTCCTTATACGGTTTCACCGTTTGTCGACTCTTAAGCAGCAGCCTGCGCTGCCTGCTGTGATTGTTTTCACAGAATATTCTGCTCAAAATGCAGAAAAGTTCGTTCTATTATCGCAAATATTCGTTTTAACGGAACATGACAATCCTCACTTGGGCAGCAGCCTGCGCTGCCCGCTGTGACTGTTTTCACAGAATATTCTGCTCAAAATGCAGAAAAGTTCGTTCTATTATCGCAAATATTCGTTTTAACGGAACATGACAATCCTCACTTGGGCAGCAGCCTGCGCTGCCCGCTGTGACTGTTTTCACAGAATATTTCGCTCAAAATGCAGAAAAGTTTGTTCCATTATTGTAAATATCCGTTTTAACAGAACAATGACAAATGACATTCCAAAAGAAAGGAACGGTGCCATGTGTCGGCACATAAGTATTTTGCCTGTATGACGGTCATCGGCGCGTCCGCCGCGTTCCGTCCAAGCTGCCTGTTTTCAGCGTTCCGCGGTATGCTTTGGAACAGACATTGCGTTCTTTCCCTTTGTTATGAACTTTGTCCATTTTAATCATATCAAAAGTACAGTATCACATTCTATAACATCATTGCATTGAGCGCTTTTCCGTGGAGCCTGTACACATGCATATAGCTGTAACACATCTTTGCGGCAATGTCCTCCCAGGTACAGCCGTTGATGTAACGGTACCGCAGCAGCAATTTTAATCGCTCTTCCGTTACGGTATTGAGCGCAGTTTCAATTTCTTCTTTTACTTTCATGCGCTGTTCTATTTTTTGGTTGATTTTGTCCTCCTGCTTTTCCAGCTTTTCAATGGTAGATTGTATCTTGTCACCGCTGCCCGTTCCTTTTGGTACAGCGCTGTAGGTAGGGGTAATTTTGGTACCCAGTTCAAAAATTTCGCTTTTTTCCAATAATAATTGACGAATCTCGCTGTCTAATTGTCTGTATTGTTTCAAATAATCTTTCTTTTCCTGAAGATTCATGTAAAAATTCCCCTCTCATTTTGATACTTTTTATTCTCTGCTTTTACTTGTGCTGTTTTGTTCCTCCTCCGCTTTCCGTGAATACTGCTCTCCGTTGCGGCACTGTCCAGCAACGGAGAGCGCCACCTCACAACACCATATTCCTCACTGCCATAAATAAAACACCCCATAACACCGCACCATACTGCCATAATACAATCATGCCAAACCGCAGCATTCCTATGGCTGTATCTTGCTATAGCTTCTCTGCTATCACCTCATACAGGGCGTATTGCCTTATGTCATCCATGCAAACACTTTTTTATACAAGCACGTATGCAAAGAAAGTATGCAACCAAAACTTCCATAAGATTGCTGCGATTCACATGTTCCATACCAAAATCAAATGGATCACACCGCATAAAAGTGCCTGCCGCATCAGGTTTTCCATTGCTCTGTCTTTCATCGTGTCGTATCCACAGTGTTATCATGCTTTGCGGCAACGGTTCGCGCCACATCACAACATCGTATTTCTCACTGCCATAAATAAAACACCCCGACCATAACACCGCACCATACTGCCATAATACAGTCATGCCAAACCACGGCATTCCTATGGCTGTACCTTACAACCGCAATGTCATAGCTTTGCCGCTGTCAACCTCATACAGGACGTGTTGCTTCATGCCTTCCATGCAAGGTATGCAAGGCAGCTGTGAATTTAAGATAAACATGCACTGCATACCTGCGCGTACAGTCACTGCGGTTGGTATTGTTTTAACCGTTGATTTTTCGCTTTATCCTTGGATAAATTGAGCGAATAAGGATGTGTCTTTTGAAAAATTCTGCTTCCCACCGCCTCATCGCAGGCAATGATTTCCTTTATGGTCATCTCGGAAGAAATGATGGTAATTCTGTCTTGATTGTACCTGTAGTTGAGAATCTCAAAGGCCAAATTGATGTCACCCTGTGTGGGCGGCGTCTTGTTACCTTCGCTGTTGACGGAAGTTTTGAAAAAGTCGTCAATGTACAGCACGGGAACAGACTTGAGCTCCTGCAATAAACGCTCATATTGGGCGCTCTCATGCATGATACGTTTGAGCTTTGCGGATTCATCCTTCCAAAGCATGTACTTTGCGCCGTATCCTTTTTGAATGAGCTGCCCCACCAACGCCGTACAGATATGCGTTTTTCCCGCACCTGCCTGTCCGCCGATAAAGAACCACCTGCCGTTATGGTCGGATAAATACCGCAGCGCCTCCTGTTTGATTCTCACCTGCCACGGCTCCTTTGCCAAATAGCGTTCAAAGGTATTGGTGCGCAAAACGCTTTCCAATCCGCTTTTGCGTATGCGGGCAAGGGTCTCCCGCGCAGGCATACATTCGCATTCCTGCGCCACCAAATATCCCTCTTTTACCACATACCTGACTCCTTTGTTTTTGCACAAACGGCAGTCATATCCCTTTAAGTCTCCTTCCAGCGCATTGAGATTGTTACAGTCTCTTTGCTGCGGGTCGTCACAGGACAGTACCATATTCTTCAGTTTCTGCTTCACTTGGTCGGGCACCATGTTCAGTATCTGTGTTTTGTAATCCATTCCAACTCCTCCTTTCCCACATTCTCACTGCCGCTTTCCAGTCTTTCATCTCATTGCGGCCCACTTTCCAGCCGTTGGAACAATAGTAATCCATAAAATGCGCAGCATTGACCGTGTTGTTTCTTTCTTTGCAGTATGCTTTTACCTCTTCCTCCGTGGGAGGAACAAACGATTCTCCCCGCGTGTGTTTGTTGTTCTTTTTCTTGTCTGTCGTCTCTGTACTGTTTTCTCTTTTCTCTGTGTAACAGTTGGGTAACACCCCCGGAACATTGTTCTGTGGAACATTGTTTTGTGAAACATTGTTCTGAGGTACATCATTCTGCGGAATCTTACCCGAATGCAATTGATTCGCCCGTTCCGCCCGCAATCTGCGCATCATTTTTGCTTTATCGGTTTCACTGCCCACCATCTCCTGCACCTGCGGCAGATAGATTTCTCCGATTTGAGAAATCTGCACGATTCCAATGGATTGAAACAACTGCATTGCAGCCCGAACCGTGTCGATGTCACAGCCGGTCAGTCTTGCAAGAGAATCCGCGTCATGAGGAATGAGCGTTTCTCCCACAAGACGAATCAGTCTGCCGTTGGTACGCAGGGATTTCAAACACAATTTTAAATAGAAATTGCTGTACTTTTCCCCGTTGGTTTGAGATTCCATATACAAAACGGTGTCATCTTCAAAAAACGTCTCCGTCAATTTGAGCCAATAATACTTCTTTTCCGCCATAGCTTCCCCCCTTTCCGGTCTGCCGATTGATTTTCGCATCAGTACATTGCGCCCGCCGTATTGGTCCGTACCGTTTCAAAGCACAAACCGCTTTCACGGCAAATTATATTTCGCAGCGGTTTGAAGTTTGTTTCCCGTAAAAATCTCCGCAGGAAAATCGTTTCTTATTCCAAGTACAGCTCGGCGTCACTTTCAAAAGAACATAT